CGAGACGGTTGTTGCCACTGTTCCTGCGAACAGCCAGCTTTGGCAGGTCAGCGTGGATGTCACTACCGCTTTTGACGCGGCCACCACTAACACGTTTGACATTGGTGACGGCACTACTGCTGACAAGTACGCTGACGCGCTAGATGTTAGCTCTGCGGCAAGATTGCTTGCCACATCTGACGTGAGCCAGCTTGGTAACTTGGTTGACATTGGTACGACGGATGTTGACGTAACCGTTACCTACAACCAGACAGGCACTGCCGCTACGGCTGGCGCCGCAACGGTTACCGTTCTGTACCTCCAAAACAGAAACCTTTCTTAATCAGCTCGGGGGCGTAAGCCCCCTTTTTGGAGGACAAAATGGCTGACACAGTTACCAGTCAGACAATAGAAGACGGCCCCCGCACCGCAATCTTTGCGTTCACCAACGTCAGCGACGGCACAGGCGAATCGGCTGTGACCAAGATCGACGTGTCCGCTCTCTCCAATAACCCCGTTGATAATGGCGCATGCACCAGCGTGAACATTGAGCGCGTTTGGTATTCAACCATTGGCATGGGTGTTGAGATTTTGTTTGACGCGACGGCAGACGTTTTAGCTTGGGAGCTTCCTGCTGACTACTCAGACTCACTGGACTTTTCCTCTTTTACGGGCATCCGCAACAATGCTGGATCCGGTAAGACGGGTGACATTAAGTTTACGACCGTAGGTCACACTAGTGGCGACTCTTATACAATCGTCCTGCAAGTAAAAAAGAACTACGGCTAATGCGGCTGTATTACAAGAAGGGCGGCAAAACAAAGTCGAAGGTAAATGAAGCTGGAAACTACACTAAGCCCTCTTTACGGAAGCGGCTATTTAACAAAATCAAAGCTGGGGGAAAAGGCGGTAAGCCGGGGCAGTGGTCAGCAAGAAAGGCCCAAATGCTCGCAAAACAGTACAAAGAGGCTGGCGGAGGCTACAAGGACTAATGGCGCTCAAAAAACCGCAAAAGTCACTCAAGAAGTGGACAAAGCAGAAGTGGCGCACAAAGTCCGGCAAGCCGAGCACCCAAGGCTCGAAAGCGACGGGCGAAAGGTATTTGCCTGAAAAAGCGATTAAGTCTTTGTCTTCTAGCGAGTATGCCGCCACTACCCGGAAGAAGCGTGCAGACACCAAGAAAGGCAAACAGCACTCCAAGCAACCCAAGAAGGTTGCCAAGAAAACGGCGAGGCATAGGAAGTAATGCGACAGTATTACAGCAAGGGCGGTCGAGTCGATAAAAAAGCGATGTCCTGCAATAAGCCAAAGCGGACGCCAAATCATCCGAAAAAGTCGCACATCGTAAAGGCATGTGAAGGCGGCAAGGAAAAGGTGATCCGCTTTGGCCAGCAGGGCGTCAAGACCAATCAGACGGTTGGTCAGCGCAAGGCGTTTAAGTCGCGTCATGCCAAGAACATAAAGAAGGGGAAAATGTCTGCGGCCTACTGGGCAGATAAGGTTAAATGGTCGCCCAGCAAGACCAAGTCTCAATCCAAGAAATGGAAGAAAGGTAGCTGACATGGCGATTAGCAGGGCGCAGGCATCAAAGCAAACTCAAGACGCACCGAGATCCAGAAAGAAGCAGGACAAGGTTGGCAAGGTCATGCGTGAGTTTGAAGCTGGCAAGCTAAAGTCTGGCGGCTCAAAAAAGAAAGTGACCGACAAGAAGCAGGCTATTGCCATTGCTTTGTCTGAGGCCGGGCTTAGCAAGAAAGATGGCGGCGTCTTGCCAAAACCAAAGTGCAGGAACGGTATAGCTGTTCGCGGAAGAACTAGAGGGCGGGTTGTATAAATGGCTACGAGCGGAACGACCGGCTTTACTCTTGACCTGTCAGACATTATTGAAGAGGCGTATGAGCGTGCGGGTCTTGAGCTACGAAGCGGCTATGACTACAAAACTGCTCGCCGCAGTCTTGATCTGCTCATGCTTGAGTGGCAAAACCGGGGCCTTAATCTCTGGACGGTACGGGACACCACGGTGGCTCTTGTTGCAGGGACAGGATCATACAACCTTAGCGCTGACAAGTTAGATATTATCGAGGGACTGCTTCGCACGGACGCAGGCGATAGCTCCAAGCAGTCTGACTTGACCATGCAGAGAATCTCTGTCAGCCAGTACGCGCATCAGACGAATAAATTAACCCAAGGGCGCCCTTTGCAATACTATGTTGAGCGCAAGCCAACGGGTATTACTGTGCACTTCTGGCCAGTGCCGGACGCCACAACCAGCTACACCTTTGCGTACTACTACATGGAGCGCATTGAGGATAGCGGAAGCCCTGCTTCTAACAACATGGATGTGCCGGCTCGTTTCCTTCCCTGTCTGGTTGCGGGGCTGGCATATCAAATTGCCAGCAAAAGGCCGGAGGCGCTACAACTAGCTCCAACCTTGAAGCAGGTTTATGAAGAGCAATGGAGCTTGGCGGCAGACGCGGCAAGAGAAAAGGCGTCTTTGTATGTTGCACCCGGAGGCTATAACGACCTATGAGCAGTTATGCCAAGGGGAAGCACGCATTCGGGTTTTGCGACAGGACGGGTTTTCGCTATCCGATCAGAGACCTTGTCAGGCAAATTGAAGATGGGCGCTGGAATGGCCTACTGGTTGGTCGGGATGTGGTTGATCAAGATCAGCCTCAGCTCAAGCTAGGAGATGTCAATGCAAGCGATCCTCAGGCGCTTAGGTTCCCAAGGCCAGACAATAGCCTTGACGAAAGCAGATCATTGTCCGCTTTTGATCCGGTTGGCGGCGGCAATACTGCTCTTGGTAGTAGGACTGTTGGCCTCGACATGGCCGGACAAGTAGGCCGCGTCACGGTGGAGATATCCTGATGGCTTTTACCTATACCACGCTGAAGCAGGCGATTCAGGATTATGTTGAGTCAACGGAAACCAGCTTCGTTAACAACCTGCCAACGATCATTACGCAGGCTGAAGATAGGATACTGAAACGATGTCAGTTGCCAGACTTCAGGCAGAATGTCACGGCGAATATGACCTCCGGAAACCAGTATCTCGCAATGCCGTCAGATTTCTTGACGCCGTACTCGCTTGCAATCGACAACTCCGGGTACGACTATCTGCTCTTCAAGGATGTCAACTTCGTTCGTCAGGCATACCCGTCATCTTCTACTACGGGCACTCCAAAGTGCTACGCAATTTTCAGCGACACTTACTTTTTGATCGGGCCGACCCCGGACAGCAATTACGCGGTAGAACTTCATTACTTCCACAAGCCGGAGTCAATCACGGTCTCGGTCTCTGGAACGAGCTGGCTCGGCGACAACGCCGAATCTACTTTGCTTTATGGCTGTCTTGTTGAGGCGTATACCTATCTCAAAGGAGACGCCGACCTCATGCAGTTATATGCTCAGCGCTACGAAGACGCCATATTAAGGCTGGAGGAACTGGGTGAGGGTTATAGCACCACGGACAGTTACCGTAGCGGCGCAGTGAGGAAGCCTAGAAGCTAATGCTGGAGTTGAGCGTAGGCACCGTTAGCGTCCAAACCACCAGTAATAGAGGCTTTACTCCGGAAGAGGTTGCGGAGAGGTGTCTCGATAAGATTATTAGCGTGTCGGAATCCGCCCCTCAGGCTTTGCGGGATCAGGCGCTGTCTTATCGGAAAAGCATCCGCGCTGTCTTGCTTTATTACATGAAAGAGGCGATCAACAGTGATCGCACCACTATTTACAACGCTCTGGTTGATGCAGGGCAAAAAGACCTAGCCGAAGCGATCAGGAGACTTTAAATGGCATTTACCGGAAACTACATGTGTACCTCCTTTAAGCAGGAGCTAATGGAGGGTGTACACAACTTTAAGCTGTCGGGCGGTAGCACCTTCAAGCTGGCAATGTATGACAACAATGCCAGCTTTACTGCGGCGACCACGGCATATACCGCGACAGATGAGGTTAGCGGCACGGGCTACAGCGCAGGTGGCGGCACTTTGACTCGGGTAGATCCGACCACTTCCGGCACAACGGCGTTCACGGACTTTGCTGACCTCACGTTTAGCACAGCTACTGTGACTGCTCGCGGAGCTTTGATCTATAACGACACAGCGGCGGGCGATCCCAGTGTTGTGGTTTTGGATTTTGGCTCCGACAAAACATCTACGGCGGGCGACTTTACTATTGTTTTCCCTACTGCGGATGCCAGTAACGCGATTATTCGGATAGCGTAATGACCGATGTCGTCGTCCCATTAACCGGCTGGGGCAGAGGCGCGTGGAGCGATCTTGGCTGGGGCGAAGGCAGTGTTACCAATGCGGGGGCTACGGGTAATGTAGGCTCCGTCACAGTAATAGCAGAGGCCAATGTCAATGTGACGGGGCTTTCTGCAACAGCGGCGGTAGGGACTGCCACTGTAACGGCAGACGCCAACACAAGTGTCACCGGGCTTGAAGCAACCGGTGCGGTAGGCTCAGTAGCTGTCATTGCTGAAGCGAATGTGGCAGTGACCGGTCTTGCAGGTACCTCTGCGGTGGGTTCAGTAACTGTCACCGCCGATGCCAACACAAGCGTCACTGGGCTTGAGGCGACCGGCGCAGTGGGGTCGGTGACCGTAACGGGCATTGCGAATGTAGCGGTTACGGGGCTTGAAGCAACAAGCGCGGTAGGCTCCATTACGGTCAGGACCGTCAACAATGTGCATGTCACAGGCGTTTCTGGGACGGGTGCGGTTGGGTCGGTTACCACTGTTGCTCCGGCCAATGTATACCCTGTGGGGGTATCTGGAACCGGAGAGGTCGGACCCGTCTTGGTTTGGGGCGTTATTGTTCCGGATCAAACGCCAAATTATGTCAACGTGACGCCGTCTCAGTCTCCGGGGTGGTCGGCAATAACACCGTCGCAGACGCCAAATTATGAAGATATTGCGGCATAAAGAGGATTAACGAATGCCTAGCACATACACTACAAATCTTGGTATTGAGAAGATTGCTACTGGTGAGCAGTCAGGTACATGGGGAACCACCACCAATACCAACTTTGATCTGATTGACACTGCGGTAAACGGCATTGTTTCAATCACTCTCGCTAGTGCGGGAACCTCCGGCTCACCCAACGACCTACCGATTACTGACGGCACTGCGTCTAATGGCCGCAACAAGTTTATTGAGTTTGTTGATGGCGGCGACCTTGGCGCGACAGCGTATGTCCAGCTTACCCCTAATGATGCCGAGAAGATTGTTCACATCCGCAACAGCTTGTCTGGCAGTCGGTCAATTATTGTCTTTCAGGGCACCTACAACGCATCCAATGATTTTGAGATCCCTAACGGTGCAGATGTCACCCTGAAGTTTGACGGGGCCGGAACGGGCGCTACCGTCACCGATGTTAATGTTGACTTGACGGTAACAGGCGTCACGGCCACCTCAACAGCCAGCTTCTCCGGCGCAACCATTGATGATCTGGGCACGGTTACTACCGCCGATATTAACGGCGGCACTATTGACGGCACCGTTATTGGCGGGTCATCTGCCGCCGCAGGAACCTTCACCACGTTCACCTCCACAGGCATTGACGATAACGCCACAAGCACTGCGATTACGATTGATTCAAGCCAAGACGTTACCTTTACGTCAGACGCTAAATTCCCTGATAACGGCAAGGCTATCTTTGGTGCTGGGTCTGACTTAGAGATTTACCATGATGGTTCGCATAGTAGGATTGACGAACAAGGCACTGGTGTTTTATTTCTACAGACTAACGGAACTAACATACAGCTTAATAAAGGAACAAGCGAGAATATGCTTGTTGCTAATGTAGATGGTTCTGTTGATCTTTACTACGACAACAGCAAAAAACTCGCTACAACCTCCACAGGCATTGATGTCACGGGTACTGTTGATGTAAGCGGTGTCGCTCAAATTGGAGGCAGTACAGATTTATTATATTTGTCGGGAAAGACAGGCACTCACGCCTATGTGTCTTTAGGAGCAAGCAGCACCGCGCAAGACTTTTTTATTGGAGCAGATACCGCAATACCTTTGATTTTTAGAACCTCTGCCACAGAGCGTATGCGCATAGACTCCAGCGGCAGGGTTGGTATTGGTTGTACGCCTGAAGACTGGGATCCAGCTTTTGATGTGCTGAGAATAGGTAAAACAGCCAGTTTATTTAGTTACGATACCGCTGGTGATGGCATGTGGCTTGGAAGCAATGCTTTCTATGACGATACTCTAAATAACTATAAGTACATCAGTACAGATCCAGCCAGTTTGTATGCTCAACTTAACGGTACACACACTTGGTCTTATGCCGCATCAGGCACAGCAGACACCCAAGTAACTTTTTCCGAAGCCATGCGTATCGACTCCAGCGGCAACGTTGGTATTGGCACTACGAGTCCTGATGAGCCTTTAGTCGTTGATGGCGGGGTAAAGATAAGAGGCACTAATAAGTTAAGTTTTACCAATACATCAGACCAAACATACATTACTGCCGCCTCAAGTAACGTATTAGCGTTTGGAACCGATAGCACAGAACGTATGCGTATTGATAGCTCTGGTAACGTTGGTATTGGTACTACTGCACCTTCAAGACTCCTTCATCTAAAAGCCGCAGACTCTTGTTTGCTTCAGTTACAAGTCGGAAACACCACTGGAAACTGTCAGCTTTTATTTGGTGACTCTAGCTCAACGACTGTCGGCAAGATTCTCTACAACCACACCGGCAACTCCATGAGCTTTGAAACTAACGGCTCAGAACGTATGCGTATCGACTCCAGCGGCAACGTTGGTATTGGTGTTACGCCACTAGGTTCCTCGTCTGGAGCGTTTACTCAATTACAAATTGGGGGCGGATCTGGCCAGTCTACGTTGTTTGGACAAAACAATGACCATGCAATAGGTATGGTTTCTGGGGCGTACTACGATGCTTCTAACAATTTAAAGTATTCTGCAACCAGCTTAAGAGGTCTTAGTCGTTTGTACCTTTACGATGGGACTCTTCAGTTTGCCAACGCCCCATCAGGAACAGGAGGCGCGACTGCTACTTTGACAGAACGTATGCGTATAAATTCCACAGGCAGTCTTATTTTAACAGGCGGCGGTGGAACTGTTACTGATACGCACGGGACGGCATCACGAACAAATCTACAGCTAGATGGGTCCAGCGAAACTATAATCACGTTTAGTCAGTCAGGCACAACGCGTGGATATTTAAATGCCACGTCAAATAATTTTGATTTAGTTGCTGGAACTGGCAGTAAGCTAAGGCTTTTATCAAACGGTAGCGCATCAACCGCTGTAACTCTAGACACCAGCGGCAACTTGCTGGTTGGTAAAACCACAACTGCACTAACTACGGCTGGTGTTGCATTACTGCCAAACGGTGAGTTGTATGTCACAAGAGACGGGGGCCCAACAACATACTTTAATAGAGAAACCTCTGACGGTGACATTGTTGTACTGCGCAAAGACAACACCACTGTGGGGAGTATTGCAAGCGTAGGTGGCACAGGTTTAAGGATTAACAGTCAAGGTGCAACTGGGTACCTCCAGAATGGCGGTTCTGATAAATATACTTGGAGCGATTCTGCTTTTGCACCTGCCAATGACAATCTTAGAGATTTAGGTAGTGCTAGTTATCGCTTCGATGACGTTTACGCCACCAACGGCACTATCCAAACCTCTGACGCTAACGAGAAACAAGATATTGAAGCCTTATCAGAAGCAGAGACTCGCGTTGCTGTAGCGGCTAAAGCACTCTTGCGTAAATTCCGTTGGAAGTCTGCTGTTGAAGAAAAAGGTGATGACGCTCGTATTCATTTTGGGATTATCGCACAAGACCTACAGGCGGCATTTGAGGCTGAAGGTTTAGACGCAGGTGACTACGCAATGTTTATCCACAGCACTTGGACAGACGAAGAGACTGGTGAAGAGCGTAGCCGCATGGGTGTACGTTATTCAGAACTACTCGCATTTATTATTGCGGCAATTTAAAGGAGCATAAACTATGTTTAACTGGACTGTATCAGCAATGGACTACACCGTATCACAAGACGGACACACCAACGTAGTCAACACCGTACACTGGCGTGTATCCAAGACTGACGGAGATAACTCTGGTTCTTCATACGGCACTGTTGGCCTTGAGCCACCCGGAGAGTCGTTTGTAGCGTGGGATGACATCACTGAAGCAACGGCTGTTGGCTGGGCTAAGGCGGCTCTGGGTGACGAGCAAGTGTCCTCTATTGAAGCGGCTATTGACGCACAGATTGCTGAAGAAGCAAACCCGACCACCGGAGAAGGAGTTCCTTGGTGATTAACCTAGAGTTGAGTGTAGAAGAGGTAAACGCAGTCCTACAGGTGTTAGGAGACTTGCCTACCAAGACGGGCGCATGGCCTCTGATTGTAAAGATCAAAGAGCAGGCTGAAGGTCAGGTAGAGCCAGAAGAAAGTGATGGCTGATGGATCCGCTGTCCCTTATTGCGATGGCCTCGACTACGTTCAAGGGCATCCAGACATTAGTAAATCGAGGGGCAGAGATTGAGGCTGTAGCCCAGAAGCTGGGTGCGTGGTATTCGTTCGCGGCTGACATTAAGCAAGCGGAACGCGAGGCAGAAAAACCGGGGATTTTTAAAAAGCTCTTTGAAGGCAACACCGTAGAGCAACAGGCGCTCAATAGCGTCATAGCTAAGAAGAAACTGCAAGAGCAAGAAAAACAGATTAGAGAGCTAATTATCTGGGCATACGGCACGGAAACATATCAAGAAATGATAATGCTCAGGCGACAGATTAAGGCAAGGCGAGAGCAGGTGATCTACAAGCAAAGAAAGCGTCAGAGGTTGATTATGGATTCTACAGTTATCGTTTTCGGGGCTTTAATTATCGGCGCAATTATTTTTGGGACTGTATCGCTTATACAGGGGGCGACATGAAAAACATAATAGCGGGTCTGGTTACATTGTTTGTGGTAAGCGCAACAGCACAGACGGTGATACTTTTTGATGACGGGTTGCAGTACACGCTAGATCCTAACGAAAAAGTGTATGTCACAAATTACTCTAAGCTGTATCAGATGCAGAGCTACAGCAAGGGCGATGTAAAGCTAACCAAGGTTTTGCCGACTACTAAGCGTGACTATGTTCCTGTGGAAACTGGCGCGCAAGGCGGCGTAGGTACTCCTGAATGGTGCGAGACCTATATACCGTGGTCGGAGGGGCTTACGTTTAATATGATAACGTGGCAGAGGCAATGCGATGTTACCAATGACGGCGTTTATGACATGTGCGATTACTACCAGCCAACCGGCATATTGTCATTTGAAGAGATTGAGTGGCAAGACCGCTGTAACAACGGGATGCCTTGGGATGGATCGTGAATCATTTAGAGAAGAAATGGATAGAGTGGTTGCTGGTGTTCGGGGTGATCTCCGCACTGCTGTTACCCGTGTTGATGGTTTTCTCTACACCGTTCGGCTAGATGTTAAAATACGGTACAGGAAAGCAAAGAAAGCCGTAAAGCAGGCATGGCATGAGGTATGGAGATAATGGATCAGGCGTTAATCAATACGATTATTTCCATCGCCGCAGGGGCGTATGCGCTGTTGCTGAAAGGGATGTGGGATGCCGTGAAGCATTTAGATGAGCAGGTTGGCAAGCTAGAAGTCTCTGTCGCTGGGGAATACCTCAAGCGGGAAGAATGGAAATCTGATATGCAGAGGCTTTTCGATAAGCTGGATGCGATTGAAGAAAAGCTAGATCGCAAGGCAGATAAGTGAAGGCGATATTTTTTAGCTTACTGTTGCTCACCTCCTGCACAGTAGTCACAAGCAACGATCCAGAATGGCAATGGCCTCATGATTGATCTGTTAGTCGGCCCTGTATCCGCGTTGTTGGATAAGTTCATACCTGACGCCGATGAGCGAAATAGGCTTGCCCATGAAATCGCCACAATGTCTGAGCGACACGCTCACGAAATCTCCAAGGCGCAACTGGCGGTTAATCAAACGGAGGCCGCGCATAAGAGCCTTTTTGTCGCAGGCTGGAGACCGGCTGTTGGCTGGGTTTGCGTTATGGGGATGGCTTGCAACTTTCTCGTTGCTCCTGTCGGTAATCTTATTCTTCGCCTTAATGGATCTGATATTGAAGTGCCGCTAGTTGACTTGCAGACGATGATGCCTGTTCTGATGGGAATGCTCGGGCTTGGCGCAATGCGTACATACGAAAAGTCCAAAGGGGTGCAGAGAGAAAAATGAGTTATTTCTCTGAAGAAGAGTTGGCTTGCCAGCATTGCGGCAAGTACAAGTTTGATGAGGGCGTCCTCAAAATACTTAACGCAATTCGACGGGAATTTGGACCTATGCCTGTAACCAGCGGATACCGCTGTGTAGACCATCCGATAGAGGCCAAGAAGCAACAGCCGGGGGCGCACTGCACTGGAAAGGCGGTTGATATTGGAGTTAGCAGAGGTGACGCCTACAAGTTAATTGAGGTCGCTATAGCGCATGGGTGCCCACGGATTGGAGTGAACCAGCGTGGCGAGGGACGCTTTATACATTTGGATTGGGACTATGAGCGCCCATACCCAACTATTTGGTCTTATTAGCGAGGTGTAATCGTGGCGCTGTCTAAGATTGCATTTAACCCCGGCATTGACAAGGAAGGCACTCAGTACACAGCGGACTCTGGCTGGTTTGATTCCGACAAGATCAGGTTTCGTAAGGGTCGCGTCGAAAAGATCGGGGGTTGGGAAAAATACATCGCGGCGGCGATAAAGGGCGTGTGCCGATCTTTGATGGACTGGGGTTCTCAGGATGGCCAGACCTTCTTGGGCATTGGTACGAACTTGAAATTTTATGTGGAGACTGGCGGAGCGGCGAGCGATATCACGCCGATTCGCGCAACCACGACAAATACCGCGACTTTTGCCGCTGTCAATGGCTCATCCACAGTCACTATTACTGACACGTCCCACGGAGCGGAAACAGACGACTTTGTGACGTTTTCTGGCGCTGTCAGCTTGGGCGGCAATATCACTGCCGACGTGCTAAATCAAGAATACCAGATTGACGCTGTTCTAACCGCAGACACCTACACCATCACTGCACTGGATACCGGCGGGAGCGTGGTGACGGCAAATGCAAGCGATACCGGTAACGGCGGCGGAGCAGTCACTGCGGCGTACCAAATCAACACAGGACTAAATTCCTACGTCCGGTCAACGGGCTGGGGCGTGGGAGCATGGAGCAGTGGCGCTTGGGGATCTTCATCATCCATAAGCGCCTCCAATCAGCTCAGACTGTACAGTCAGGATGCGTTTGCAGACGATTTGATCTTCAACCCCAGAGCGGGTGGAGTCTATTACTGGGATAAGTCCACCGGAACGAGCGCGAGAGCGGTTGCGCTCAGCGCCTTAGCGGGTGCAAGTAATGCACCAACGGCCTCCCTTCAGGTGATGGTCTCTGATATTGACCGCCATGTAATTTGTTTTGGCGCAAACGGGATCGGGAGCGGGGCTCTTGACCCATTACTGGTTCGCTGGTCGGATCAGGAGAACGCGGCAGATTGGACCCCTACAGCAACCAACAGTGCTGGCGGACAGGTGCTCTCTGTCGGGACTCAGATTGTTGGGGCGATCAAGACTAGACAAGAGATTATTATCAGCACGGACCTCGGCCTAGTGTCTATGCGCTTTGTTGGGGCGCCGTTTATATTTTCGTTTACGCCGGTTGCTGAGAATACAAGATTTGCATCACCGCGAGCCGGGGTGGTGGCGGCTGACTCGCTGTATTTTATGGACCCCGGCGGCTTTTATGTTTATAGGGGCGCGGTCCAAAGACTGCCATGCTCGGTGCATAGGTATGTTTTTGACAACCTGAACAAGGACCAGATTTACAAGGTTTTCGCCACCACTAATGCTGACTACTCAGAAGTAACTTGGTTTTACCCTGTTGGCGAGGGCAACACCGAAACGACTAGTTATGTGTCGTTTAATTACCTAGAAAACTTATGGGCGGTTGGCACGTTAGATAGGGGCGCTTACATCCCTACCGCCACGAAAGAGTACCCTATCGCAACAACAAACGACATAGACAGTCCCCTCTTGAACTATCTCTACACTCAGGAGATTGGCTACGACGGGGACGGCTCTCCGATCACGGCTTATGTTGAGTCTGGGGACTTGGGGATTGGGGACGGCGAATCGTTCATGATGGTGAATCGAATTATTCCCGACTTCACCTTTACTGGTAGCCAGTCATCCGCAAGCATCGACATAACACTGAAGGGCAGGAACTTCCCCTTGGAGACCGCTTCGACCCTATCTACAGCAACAGTGACCAACTCAACGAGCCAGTCCCATGTTCGGGCAAGGGCGCGGGAACAGATCGTTAGAATTGAGTCTACTGGATCTGGGTACGGCTGGTCGCTTGGTGATCTGCGCTTTGGCATCAGGACAGACGGGAGAAGATAATGCCGACAAGACCCTTGCCTGTAGCCTCGCAGGAGTACGAGGCGAATAACGAGCAGATTACAAGAAGGACGATTGAGAACTCATTCCAAGACCTTGAGGCCAAGGTTGACGGCAACACTAATAAGACCAGCAAGCCGTCCTCTTTAGCTCTGAGGCGATTTCAGTTTTTGCTGATGGGTGCGTCCAATGGCTGACTCCACGAAGGTGCTGGGTCAGGTAGATGCCGCCGCCACAACCACAACTGTTCTGTACACGGTTCCGGATTTAACGCAGACCACTTGTAGCTCACTTGTTATGTGCAACAGGACGGGCGGTGCGATCAGTGTCAGAGTCAGCATACACGTCAACGACGCCGGCGCTGATGACAAACAGTTTATTTACTATGACAAGTCAGTATCAGCGGCAGATACCCTATCTGCGGTGCTGGGCCTGACTTTGGGGCAAAATGATGTAGTCAAGGTTTATGCCAGCGCAACGGGCATGAGCTTCAGTTTATTTGGGGTAGAGACCAGCTAATGATGAATCAATATCCAGCCAAGCCAATGATGGACCAGATGGCGCAGTATGGTCGCTACGGCGACTCTATGTTGGTGCACATGAATCCAGTTGAAGTTGCAGGCATCGCGTCACTGTCTCCCACGGGCAGTCTGACGATTAACCCTGTTACCGGACAGCCCGAGGCATTTTTGCCTTTATTGTTTGGCGCACTGGGCGGGGCGATGGGCTTGGGCACGATAGGCACTGCGGCGCTCACCGGGATAGGCACCGCCGCTGTCACGGGAGACCTCAAGCGCGGCTTGATTAGCGGATTGACCGCAGGCTTTGCCTCTGGGCTGGGTGAGGGCATTGGTGGCCTGTTTGATTCTGGAACAGAAACGGCAACGAACCTTGCAGACGCGGCCACCACGGGCGCCGAGGTGGCGACAGCAGGCACAGACGCGGCCACTGCTGGGCTAGACTTGTCAAACGCCACATCGGCTATGGATCTCACTGACGCCGCATCCCAACTGCCAATCGGGGATCTGTCTAATGTCGACCCTAGCTTGCTAGACCCCCGTGCGCTTCAGGCGGGAATGGGTCCGCCGAACAGCATTGCCCAGCAACTGGGTCAAACAAATCAGATGCTTAATCAGGTAGGCGCCGGCCCGAACAGCATTGCGAGCCAGCTAGATCAAAGCGTCGCCGCCGTTGATGCGCTACCAGCACCAATTACTACAGGTGTTCCAGACTATATTGCCCAGAGTCCGATGCAAAGGCTTGACGCTGGTGTTGGAAACTTTATGGACAAGATCGGCGGCACGGGACAGTTTGTTGCCGCCTCCACTGGACAGTCCGCGCTAGAGCAGATGGACGTGCAAGAGGATTTTGAGCGCGCACAAAGAGCCAGAATGGAGGAAGCCGAGAAGAAGAGGGGCGAGTCCTATGCGGACCTCCAGTCCGGATACCGAGCGGCACAGCCCGGATTAATGGGTGGCGCCAGCCCATACCGATCCATGATGAGCAGGCGCACCGCAGGCTATGCCTTGCCGGGAATGTATGCGGCGGAGGGAGGCCAAATGCCTTCTATGGCTGAGGGTGGCGAGGCTAGAGGCAGAGGGGCTTCTGGAGAGGGTTACTATAGAAGCATTTTTGAAGCCTTGAAGGCCGCTGGCAATGAGGCGGTTGCCGGCATGACGTTTGAGCAGTTTAAGGCGGCGTTCTTCCCCGGCGCGGGTGCTGGCGGCACGGACGGCACTGGTACATCAGCAAATTCTGAGCTGTATGAGCAAAGAATACAGGCCCTCATGGACAAAGGGATGACAAGAGAGGAGGCGATTGCAAATCAAACTTTTGCGATAGCCAAAGGCCATGATCTTAACAATGACGGCATTGTCACTGATGAAGAATACAGGACGATGACCCAGCCGCTGGAGGTGACCCCGACTGAGGAAGAAGCGGCGGCGCTTGCTCGCGCAAGGAGAGGCGCTCTGGGGGAATATGATCAGGGCCTCCTAGAAGACTACTACAACCGGTACGAGCAGGCTCGACAGGAGCGAGAAAAGCTCTTGCCAAAAGAAGAGCAGATAGATCTTGTTGCCATGGGTGTATTTAATCCTGCGACATTTGGCTATCTCGGGCAGGGGCTTTCCGGTATTGACCCTGTGGGCATACAGGCGGGTCTTCGCGGCAAATACGCGATGCGTGCGCCTACTGATTACCGATATGGCTTTGAGCCGGAGTTCCAGTCTTTTCAAGACGATCCCCTTGCGCCATACATTCCAACCAGAGTTTTTCGTCCGACAAAGCTCGGCGTAAATCGGGATCGGGTGGGCGCCTCATTTGACCCGATACTGGATCGCGAAAATTATTTAACGCAACTACGCGAGTATTACCGGACCCTTGCCAGCTATGGCCTCGGCACACAGCCGCCAGCCGACGAACCCCCCCCTGAAGAGCCAGAAGTGCCAGATTTTGATGTGGAAGAGGGACAGCCGCCCCGCGTTGTGCCGGATGAAAGCCCGCATGTAGGCTGGTACTGGAATGCCCCAATAGGCGAAGCCGGGGGCGAGTGGGTTAAACTTTATGGCGGGCAAACAGTGACTTCGAACTACACCACTTGGAGTGGCACGGACAAGCCTACCTCTCCTCCGGAGTGGGTTGCGGATTTGCCGGGCGATACTGTCGTTCCCCCCTCCGGTGGTGGAACCACAGGAACCACAGGAACCACAGGAACCACAGGAACCACAGGAACCACAGG